CACAATTAAAAACGGAGTGCTTACGCTTACCAATGCATCGGGTGACGTTGATGCCAGAGCGTATTTAACTGACGGAAGTAGCACTCGAAATATTCTTACCACAAACTCTTACTATAAGCTTGTATACACAGTTGTAGAAAACAACGGCTGCACAGGTTTCAAAGTGTACAATGGTGCTGGAGCTTTTGAAGCTGCTCCAAGTTCTGTGGGGACTCATACAAGAGTTATTCAACAAACTGTTAATCAACTCTTTGTTTTTACAAACACAACAGAAAGCTCTTCTATCTCCATTGACAACGTATCTCTGAAAGAGTTTACAACGAGAAACGCAGACTTCGACATCAGCAGAGACGCCAACCTCGACGCCACTCGCGTAGGACCTACTGGGTTGATCGAGAAGGGGAGGGAGAATAAATT